ACAGAAGCTAATCGTTCCACCAGCACTGATGTTCGTAGCAACTCGTCTGCTTCAGACTGACCTGCGTGTTGGCACAGCCGACAACGACATCAACGCTCTGCGCTCAAACGGTTCAATCTCTCAGGGGTATCGCGTCAATCACTACCTGACTGACAACGATGCATTCTTCCTGACTACCGATGTTCCAAACGGCATGAAGCACTTTGTCCGTACAGCGATGTCTACATCTATGGATGGCGACTTCGACACAGGCAATGTTCGCTACAAAGCCCGTGAGCGTTACAGCTTCGGCGTTTCAGACCCACTGGGCATCTACGGCTCTCCCGGAGCCTAATTGTACTGTGGTACAAACTTTTAGATTGGGCGTCTTCCGGGGCGCCCTTTCTTTTTGTATAATGTATAGGAACCTTGACAGCCGCATGGGGCGGCTGACACTAGCCAAGACAAGGAGTTCCTCATGGCTAATACAACCTTTTCGGGGCCAATTATTTCTAACAATGGCTTCACTTCTACTGGCATCGCATTTGCCGACCTCCCATCAGCTACTGCCAACACTGGCCGAATCATATTTTGTTCTGACGCCCTGAAGGCTTCTGAATCAGCAGGTGGCGGTAGTGGCAACCTTGTGTTTTCTGACGGTGCAAACTGGATTCGTGTAGACACTGGCGCAACAGCAACCGCTTAATAGGAGGCTGATATGTCAGGTTCTGATGTAAACGTAAGCTACGTTACAGCTACGGGAACAGTTGCAAACGGCAGACGCCGTTTGTGTGCAATCCATTATCATTCAGGTGGTAGCACTGGTAGCATTGTTCTGCGGGACGGCGGCGCTTCAGGAACAGCCATTATGACGCTTGATTTTCACGCAAACTCAACAGGTGATATTACAATTCCTGATGAGGGAGTTTTGTTTGAAACAGATATTCATGCGACATATACAAACATAGCAAGCGCGACCTTCTTTTATAAATAGGAGGGCTAGATGCCGTCAAAGTATCCCGGTGTAAAACGTCTTCCCGGAGGTGGGATTGAGTATAGAGGGTCGAAGTTTGCGGGCTTTAACAAGCCGCGCAAGTCGAACCGCGCAGGCAAGAAGGGCATGGTACTTGCCAAAGAGGGTGAGAGAATCAAGCTCATCCACTTTGGCGACTCTTCAATGGGACACAACTACTCCCCAGCCGCACGAAAGTCCTTCAAGGCTCGCCACGCCAAAAACATCGCCAAAGGCAAAATGAGCGCGGCCTATTGGGCTGATAAAAAACTTTGGGCTGGGCCGGGCGGCTCTAAGAAGTCTCCACCCAAAAGCCAAAAGCATAAGAAGTACGGAAAATGAACGAGAAAGTAGAAGTAACACTCGCTCGTTTAGAAGAGCGCATATCTCAGCTTCAGGATGAGGTTAGGCACGTCCATAAGGAAGTGTCAGACCTTAAGGCGCAGGCTAACCGCTGGAAGGGCGCTTTTTGGGTTATGATTGGGGTTGGGGGCGTTTTAGGCTCTATATCCCATATGTTTATTGGCTGGATTAAATGACTATATCCAGAGCCAACATGAAAAGCCAAATGAAAGGCAGTAAAATGAAAAAGAAAAAACCAGTAATCAAAGCTAATGTTGGAAAGTTGCTTGAAACTGTTTCTCCAGCATACTCTATTATGAAGGGCAAGGGTCCTATCGCAGATGCGTTTAGCAAGTTAGGCGAGTCTGGATTGGGCGGCATTGCTGGGATGCTTGCCAGCCAACAAAAAAACAAACGCTCTCCTCAAGACGGAATGAAGGCCGCTGGTATGCAAGGTGCTACGCCAATGTATGGTGGCGGCAAGGTAAAGCGCAAGCGCCCAATTGACGGAATAGCCACAAAGGGGAAGACCCGTGGCAAATACTGCTAAAAGAAACTACAAGAGAGAGTATAAAAATTATCACTCTTCTACAGAACAGAAGAAAAACAGGGCAAGCCGCAACACTGCTCGTGCAAGAATGGTTAAAGCTGGCGCAGTAAAAAAGGGTGACAAAAAAGATGTTGCACACAGAAACGGGAATCCAAAAGATAACCGCCGTAGCAACCTTAAAGCCGTAAGTAGAACAACCAATAGGTCATTCAAGAGGACTCGAACAGCCCGCAAAGTAAATAGGAGAGCTTAAATGTATGTTTCAGGTTCTAGCGGATTTGCAATGCCTATCGGGAAGACTGGTGACAAAAAAACAAAAATGAGGGTTCATTGCAAAAAATGCCCAAGATGTGGTGAAGACTTAAAGACTGTGTTTGTTCATGGGCATGAGCAATGCGTGACATGCGACCAAGTTATACATGATTGCTGTCAGGGAGAATGTGCATGAAAGCCGCAAAGATGATGTGCGCCAAGCGCAAAAAACCAATAGCCTTAAAGGGGGGCGGAAACCCCGTGGCAAAGAGCCTGTCTGACCCAAAATTTAAGTCTAAGGTAGTAAAGCCAAAAAAGGGGAAGGGGTCTTACACAAGGAAGGGCAAGGCCCTTTCTTTTGCATCTGGCGGCAAGTCTAAGGTTAATCAGGCAGGGAATTACACAAAGCCCGGAATGAGAAAGAAATTGTTTGAACAGATAAAGGCTGGCGGAAAAGGCGGCAGGCCCGGACAATGGAGCGCTCGCAAAGCGCAAATGCTTGCATCTGCTTATAAAAAAGCTGGTGGAAACTATAAGGACTAATGGAAAAATGATTAACCATCGGGAGCGAGTTGGTGATATGAATGGACCCGGTGACAGCAATTGGAGTGGCCTCTACCGCATACTCGGCTATAGTAAAGGGCTTTCAGATGGGCCGCGAAGTCGAGTCTATGGCAGGAGATTTGGGAAGGTGGATGAACGCCATCAACTCAGTAAAGCGGGGACACGAAAAAGCAAAGAAACGAAAGTTTGGAAGTATAGAAGAGGAAGCGCTTGAAACATTTGCCGCAAAGAAAAAGGCGGAGAAAATGGAGGAAGAACTACGGCAGTTCATACAATGGAATTACGGGGTTAGCGCTTGGCAGGAAGTTATAAAAATACAGGGCCAGCTAAGAATTGAAAGGCAAAAGGAAGCTGAACGCAAAAAGAAGCAAATAGAAGAATTTATCATCATTTTTCTCAGCGTCTTGGGCATTATAGTATTCAGTGTTATAATCTTTATTATGATATGGGCGACAAATAATGGCACTTAAGAAATCGCAAAAAAGCCTTAAGGCATGGACAAAGCAGAAGTGGAGAACGAAGAGTGGAAAACCCTCCACACAGGGACCAAAAGCAACCGGAGAACGTTATCTTCCGGCATCAGCTATTAAAGCCCTCTCGTCTAAGGAATACGCGGCCACCACCCGTGCTAAAAGAAAAGGAACTAAGGCTGGTAAGCAGTTCGTCAGCCAGCCTAAAAAGATACGAAATAAAGTGAAGCCACACAGAAAGGTTAAGTAATGGCTGTTGTAACACCAGACTTACCAGAAATTTTTGAAGAAGCGTTTGAACGCGCCGGGCTTCAGATGACAACTGGTTACGACCTCAAGACAGCGAGGCGTAGTCTCAACCTATTGACGTTGGAGTGGCAGAACCGTGGCCTTAATCTCTGGACCATTGACAGTGGCACTATATCTCTTACAGCAGGCACGGCAACTTACAGTATGCCTGCGGACACTATTGACCTCATTGAACACCAAATTAGGACGGGTTCAGGCACGAATCAGATTGATACGAATGTCGAGCGTATCAGTGTTTCTACCTATGCTCAACAAGCGGCTAAAAACACTGAAGGACGCCCCTCTCAAATTTATGTTGACCGTCAAGCAACGGCTGTCAATGTTACGCTCTGGCCTGTGCCAGATGTTAGCACATATACTCTATCGTATTTCCGCCTTCGCGGAATCTCTGGCGTCTCGTCTGGGATAGGGTCAAGTGCGGATGTTCCGCCAAGATTTGTTCCATGCTTGGTGGCTGGATTGGCATATTATATTGCCATGAAAAAACCTGAAGTGGCGGCTCGTGTGGCTCCGCTTAAGCAAGAGTATGAGTTCCAGTTTGAATTAGCGGCTGGGGAAGACTCAGATTCATCGTCAATCAAGTTCGTGCCATACGACACATTTTATTTAGGAGGCTAATATGCCAATATCTATTAGAGACAAAAAAACTGGGAAAACAATAACTCCCGGAATGGATGGTAAAAAAACGCCAGCGCCAATTAGCAAATCTAAAGCATTTGCAGATTATAGAAAGAAGCATGGGTATAGCCACAAGGCTGACCCCAAGCACCCAATGAACGCAGAGGGCAAAGGTGTTGTGAGGAAAAAGAGCGGTGGAGAAGCAAAAAAGAAAATGCCAACTGGTCCAAAGCCGCGACCAACTCAGCGAGAAAGAGACAAGGCAAAAAGAACAAGCACTCTCATTGGGCAAATAGACGAAGTGATGAACCCCGGTGGTCGTGCCGCGAGAACAAAAAGAGGCGAGGGTTCTAGGAATGTTCCTGCTCTTAGTGAGGTGCTTCAAGGCGCATATAGATACGGAAAGGAAAAGGTGAAGGATATGTCTTCCCCAATGAAAAAAGGTGGTCCTGTAAAGGTTAAGTCTGGCGACACCCTTTCTCAAATCGCAAAGTCAAAGGGCGTTACACTGAAGGCTCTCTTGGCGGCTAACCCAAACATTAAGAACGCTAACCAGATTCGTGTTGGTCAGTCTATTAAGATTCCGGGTGCGGCGGCTGGTGCTGGTGCTAAGTCAAAAAACCCATATAAGGGTATGACTAAGACCCAGATGAACATGATGGATGTAAAGAACAAAGACCGCAAAAAGCAAACAGCGGCAACTCGTTCTATGCAGGTTCAGGGTAAGTATGGCGCATCACCAACCTCACCTAGTTCTGAGTCTAAGAAGAAGATTGAGGATAGGTCTGGTTTTGAAGCGGCTAAAAACAGAGCAAGAAGCCGCATGACAGCGTCTCAAAAAAAGCAAAATGACGCCACAACATCAAAAATAAAAAGTGCAGGCAGTAAGGCGATTGACGCAACAAAAAAAGCGTTGAGCTTTACGCCAGCAGTTAAAGGGGCTACAGCGGCAAAAAGCGTTGCAAAAAGCATCGCAAAGAAAGCTAACTCACTGCCTACCGACACAATGAAAAAAGATACCCGCGCCACAAAAAAACGCCGCCCAGCAATTCCTTCAAACGACATTGCCGCAAAGAATGGTGGTCAAATGAAAAGATACGCTGGTGGCGGGACGGTTCGTGGAGCTGGCGCCGCAACAAAAGGAAAGCGCTTTGGTCGCTGTGGTTAATAGATGACTATTGCTAGAGGGAAATATGCCTACGGCATCTGCGACAAGACAGGGTTTAGATATAAGTTAACTGAACTCGTTGCAGAGGTGCGTAATGGCGTTAAGACTGGTCTTCGTGTTGGCAGAGATGTTGCTGACACAGACCACCCTCAAAACTTTCTTGGAAGGCTTCGCATAAACGACCCTCAGTCTGTGAGGGATGCAAGGCCAGACAGAACAGAGCCTGATGCTGTAGCGTTATTGGGGAACAACCCATTCACTACCGGAGCATCAGGTTCAAGTGTTATAACTATAGAAGAAATCAATCATGGTCGTGACACAGGCGACACTGTGAGGTTTCGTAATGTTGACCCGTTTGACGGAATCACAAAAAGTGATATGGAACTTTCTACGGGGTATAGCATTACAAAGGTTAATAATGACTCATATACAGTGACCGTATCCGGCACTGCCTCTGTGGGTAATTTAAGCGGTGGCGGGCCGCTTGCTAGTGCAGGCCCTGTAACACCTTTGGCGTGAGGATTAGATGTCTTTTACATTTGGAGAGCTTAAGCAAGCGATACAAGACTTCACAGAGAATGACGAAACAGGCTTCGTAACGAATCTGCCTGTTTTCATTCGTTCAGCCGAAGACCGCATTCTCGTTAATGTTGACCTAGAAAACTTCCGCAAGAACGCAACATCTACTCTTACCGCTGGTAATGAGTATCTTTCCACGCCAAGCGACTTTCTAGCCCCGTTCTCAATGTTTATCACTGATTCAGGCAATGAGGGGTTCCTGATTGAGAAGGACGTGAACTTCATCCGCGAGGCATACCCAGCGCAAACCACACAGGCACGCCCTAAGTATTACGGCTTCTTTGATGCCACAGCAACCGCTGGCGCTGGTAATGTTCAGGCAAACTTTATTCTAGGCCCGACACCAGACCAGAACTACGGGGTTGAGCTTCACTATTATTATAGACCCGCAAGCCTGACAGCCGGGACTAACAACGAATATACATGGCTAAGTCAATATGCGTCTAACGCTCTACTATACGGTTCGCTAATAGAAGCGTATATTTATATGAAAGGCGAACAGGATGTTATAGCTATGTATGAAGGGCGCTTCCAAGAGGCTCTTTCACGCCTGAAGGACCTTGCGGAAGCAAGAGAAAATGATGACGCATATAGGCAGGGTCTACCCACAAGGCCTCGCACATAAGGAGTAAAAGATGGCAACATCAAATGCGGCAACCACATATCTGGAAAGACGAGTTCTTGATTACTTGTTCAAGAATGATTCTCTTTCCTTTGCCACGCCGGGCAATAGCATATATGTAGGATTGGCTACCGCAGTATCTAATGCTGAGAACGGCAACCTAACTGAGGTTGATATTGTAACCGAAGATGCTGACTACACCCGCCAGCAAGTTACAGCCGCTGACTGGAAGCAGTCCGTGACAACTTTGGCTGTCGCGGCTGGCGCCTCAGACACAGAGCTTGTGTTGTCAGATGCGGAAGCATTTCCTGCAACAGGTACAGTGGTAATAAATCAAGAGATTATTACTTATGCTGGCAAGGACGGAACGGCTACAGCAGACGCAAATGGTGCAGTTACATCTTCAACATCTTTAACTGTTGATGGAAACTCAGGAACCATTTCTTCTGGCATGGTTGTTACTGGCACTGGTATTACTGGTACAGTTCGTGTTGTAACAGCACTAAGCCAAACTTCTTTGGTTCTTGATACAGCAATTACAATCGCTGATGACACAGCCCTGACATTTACAGGAACAAGCATTCTGACTGGTTGCACACGCGGCACATCAAGCACAACCGCCGCATCGCACTCTATTTCAGATACGGTTATTTCTGACGCTCAAAAAGTTATCAACGATGACAATATTGAGTTTTCTCCATCAAGCGGTATTGCTAGTTACACAGTTACACACGCATTTATCGCTGATAAAAACTTTGCATCAGCAGATGTAAATGGAACTGTTTCTTCTTCAACTAACGTTGCTCTTGATGGAAACTCAGGGACAATAGCTGTTGGAGATGTTGTTACAGGCTCCGGTATCACAGGTTATGTAACTGTTGCCCAAGTGACATCACAAAACGCTATTGTTCTTGATACATCTGTTAGCTTGTCAGATAACACCAAGCTGAAGTTTGATGGAAGCAATACCTTGTTTATCGGCGCATTGGATGTGTCAAAAACAATTGCATCCGGGGATATCTTCCGTATCAATGGTGGAAATCTAAGCGTTGAGCTGAAGTAAAAAGGTACGGTAGTACAAATGGCACTGACAATCAAAGACCGTATAAAAGAAACTACGACAACCACAGGCACTGGCACATACACTCTTGGCGGCGCTGTGGGTAGTTTTGATGCGTTTTCAACAATAGGCGATGGCAACACTACCTATTATGCATGTTCTGACGGTACGGACTTTGAAGTCGGTATAGGCACATATACATTGTCTGGCACAACCCTATCTAGGGACACTGTGCTAGAAAGCAGTAGCACAAAGATTACAGCAGACGTTAACGGCGCTGTGAGCGCCTCTACAGCCGTTACAGTTGATAACGTGCAAGGAGGTACTCTAACAGTGGGACAGCGCGTCAGAGGCTCTGGAATCTCCGGCGTTGTAACTATTGCTACAGTGAACAGCCAGACAAGTATTGTGTTAGACACTACCGTTACGTTAGCGGATGACACTGCGCTTACAATAGGTGATGAGAAGATAAACTGGACAGCAGGCACTCGTACAATATTCTGTACAATGCCAGCAGAGAAGATGATTTTTAATGACGCATCGGACACTCCTGTAAACCTAACGGAGCAGGACCCACAGGCGTTAGCATTTGCGATAGCATTAGGATAGTGACATGGCGAACTCGTTTAAGACAGTTACAGACACAGCAGTAGGGACGAGTGCCGCTACTATATACACCTGCCCTGCCGCTACAGAAACAACAATTATCGGCTTGAATGTGGCGAACATTCTGTCCGTTTCTATTACCGTGGACGTTCAGCTAGAGAACAATGACGGCGACAATGTGTATCTCGTGAAGGATGCCATTGTTCCTGTTGGTTCTGCTTTGGTGGCTGTTGGTGGCGACCAGAAGATTGTGATGAACGCATCAGATGTATTGAAGGTTACGGCATCACAGGCATCTGCCGCTGATGTAACTATGTCTATTCTGGAGATTAGCTAATGGCTCTTGGTACAATTAACACAAACCAGATTAAAGACGGCGGCATCCAAAATGCCGACCTTGCCGCATCTACTAGTTCAAATCCTTTTCGGTCAAATGCCAACGAAGTAACATCTAATATTACTGTGCCAACATCTGAAAATATGGGCGCGTTCGGGCCTGTTACTGTATCCGCAACAATTACAATTAATGGGGTATTAACCGTTGTCTAAAATACTTGTAGATGAAATTGCTCCAAAGACTAGCGGCAGTAAGGTTTTAATGCCGCAGGGTGGCGTTATTCAGGTGCAATATACCATGTTTACAGGGACAAGTAGCACTGTGTATGCTTCTACTGTCAACACAAAGCTAACTGATTTAGCTGTAAATATTACGCCTATATCTACTGACAGCATCATTAAGATAGAAGCATTTGTTACGGGTGAATATTCTAACACCTCTAGTAATTATAATTCAGCTTGGTTCTTTTTCAGAGACAATACTGCGTTAGTTTCGCCAAACGCAGGAAGCAGAAATTCGGGCATTCAAATGGGTGGTAACGCAACTTATTACTCATATGATGGTGCTTCCACTCCAGACAACGCCTCTTATATGTATTTTGACTCGCCTAGTAGCACCTCTCAAATAACATATACTGTTGGACTTGTTTCTTATTACGCTGGGACTTGGTATCTGAACAGAACAGTTACCGATATTGATGGTGCAGATTATGAACGTGGTATTTCTAGTATCTGTGTTACAGAAATTGCGGGGTAGTTATGGCAAGTGAAATAGGCGTTCAAAAAATTCAACATACAAACGGCACTACAGCTATTACGATTGATAGCAGTGGGAACGTAACTGCTGGCGGAAATATAATTACACCAGCAAGGCCAGCTTTTTCTGTTAAAAGAGTAGACACTGCGGCTACTGGTAGCACTGGTCAGGTTCAATTCAACACTGTAGATACAAATATTAACTCTTGTTGGGACACAACAAACTATAGATTTGAAGCACCTGTAAATGGTGTTTATCATTTTTCATTTACTGCTATGGCAAGCGGCAGTACTGCTGGCGGACAGCTTGCGGCAAATAATTCGTCTAATGTAGTAATAGAAAAATCTACTGATGGTGGAAGTAATTGGTCACACTTATGTAATGCTTATTCTTATTTTCCAAGCACTACCAGTTTTCCTAATGTAAGTATGTCTGGAACATTTACATTAAATAGCGGTGATTATGTTCGCGTAAACGTTGAACTATTATATATTTATTCTAATACTTTAGCTTATAATTTAAACCCAACATTTAGCGGCTACTTAATAGGATAGGGAGAACAGGATGACTAGTATATTAAAAGTAGACAACATCCAGAACTCCTCTGGAACTAGTTCAATGAGCATTGCCTCTAATGGCCTTGTCATTCCCCCTGCTGGTGGGATTATTCAAACGCAGTACACACAGTTTACTGGCACTAATACTTATAGTACAACAGCGGCGACTGATGCAGTTATAACAGATTTAACTGTTAATATTACACCTGTTTCCACATCTAGCATTATTAGGATTGATGCTATGGTTAATGGTGAATGGAGTAACCAAGCTGGTGCAACCGATGGCGTATGGTTTTTTTACAGAGATGCCACAAAGTTATCACATTCTGCGGCTGGCAATAGAAACGTAGGTATTAGGATGGGGTCATTTATTAGCTACAATGTGCAAGACAATGATTCTACACCTGAAGGTACTTATTACTCTTATTTTGATGCTCCAAACAGCACATCACAAATAACATATAAAGTCGCTGTTAATAGTGCTTCAGGCTTTATATATTATTTAAACAGAACAATCTCAGACACTGACTTAATTAATTATGAACGTGGCACATCCTTTATTTGCGTTACAGAGATTGCGGGGTAGTTATGGCATACATAGGCAATTTCCCGGCCAAATCTAAGACCACAACATCCAGCCAGTATTTCAATGGCGATGGGTCAACGGTAGCGTTTACGCTGAACCGCCCTGTAAATGTTGCCGCAGACCTTGAGGTGTTTGTTGACAATGTTCAGCAGGAGCCGGGTTCAGGCAAGTCTTATACAGCGACAGGTACAAGCCTGACGTTTGATGCCGCGCCGTCTGCTGGAACAGCTAATGTATATGTGGTTTATCGTGGGCTGGCAGAGGTGACAACACGGCTGGAACATGACCCTAATGCCGCGCTTGCCGCAACGACAGGAACCTTTAGCGGCGCGGTATCAGGCACGACAGGAACCTTTAGTGGGTTTGTAGGAACTTCGTCTACAGGAGCATTAACCTTACCTGCTGGTACTACCGCTCAACGCCCCTCTTCTCCTGTAAACGGAATGATAAGGTATAATACTACAGATGATGTAACAGAAGAATATCGAGATGGTGCGTGGGTAATTCTTTCTAATACGTTTCAGGCTTCAGGAGGTACTGAAACTACATATACTTCTGGTTCTACAAACTATAAAGTACACACTTTTCTTTCTTCTGCTTCATTATCCGTTACTGGTCCTACTAAATCAGTAGAATATTTTATAGTTGCGGGTGGAGGTTCTGGAGGTGGCGGGTTTGCCTCTTATGCCGCTGGCGGTGGCGGTGGTGCTGGCGGTATGGTTACTGGCACAACTACACTTGGAGCAGGAACATATAGTATTACAGTAGCCGCTGGCGGTGCGGCTGTAAATGGAAGCAATCCTGGAAACGCTGGTGGAAATTCAAGTTTTGGGTCGATAGCTTCAGCTACTGGTGGTGGCGGCGGGGGTTCTTGGGTAGGTTCACCTTCTACTTCAAATGCGGGAGACGGTGGTTCTGGAGGCGGCGGAGCTAACTCTAGTGGTGACCGAAACGGTGGTTCAGGTACTACGGGTCAAGGAAATGCAGGCGGTAGCGGTATTACTTATTCTGGTAACACTAGTTCTGCTGGCGGCGGTGGCGGCGGAAAAGGGTCTGTTGGCGCAAACGCTAGTGGCGGTACGGCAGGCAACGGTGGTTCATCTGCTACGAATGATTATAGAACAGGTAGTAATGTATATTACGCTGGCGGCGGGGGCGGCGGAGGCGGTACTGGGGGTACTGGCGGAACATCTTCTGGCGGTAACGGCGGCGGCACTAATACTAGCGGCTCAAACGGAACAGCGAACACTGGCGGCGGGGGCGGAGGCGGCGGCACGGTTCCTACTAGCAGTCCCCCTACTAATTCAGGGTCTGGTGCTGGCGGTATTGTCGTTATACGGTACGAGGTTTAATTATGGGTCATTATGCAAAAGTAGTTTCAGGCAAAGTTGTAAATGTCATAATAGCCGAGCCAGAGTTTTTTGAAACATTCGTAGACGATACTCCCGGTGAGTGGGTGAAGACATCGTACAATATGCTGGGCGGTGTTTAT